CTACCTACATTAAAGAAAAAATATACAGCTACTGTTAAATCAGGTGCCAAACTATCTGCTGACTTTATCGTACAAGATTATAAGATAAGATTTATTGAGACAGGTAAAAAATCTGTAAAACAATTAGACGCACAAGTTGTACAGAAACAAGAAAGAGCCTCACTTTGGATTATTAAAAGATCATTAAAAGATAAGATTAGATATACAAGTGCTGAAGATATATCTAAAGACAAGAAATATAAAGAACTAGTGGCGATATATCCAGATGTTATGGAAGATGGTTGGTTAGATAGTTTTTATGCACAACAAAAAAAGATGTTAGAAATTTTTAGAGGTAAAAACTTCACAGAATATAATAGAGACGGTGGTTTTATGGATTATATCTCTAACTTAATAAGAGATAAGTTTAAGATTTCAAAAAAAGATAGTTGGAATCCTGCCGATATTTGGTTAATAAACAATGAGAGTACTGTTAAACGAACTATAAACAAAGCTATGGAAGGAAAGTCAGTATCTATTTCTAAACTAAATGACGTGATGAAGATATTATATTCAAAACATAAAGTAGCAGGTATATCATTAAAGAAAGTTACCAGTAAAGAGGCAAGATTTGAAGAAGTAAATACTAAAAACGCATTAATGAAAGACAGTAAGTTTGTGATGAGGTTAACTAGATCAGCTATGAAAATGACAAACAAGTCAGACAAAACATTATCATCAGCTGATATGAGAATAGATATTAAATCATCTAACGATGTTTGCGAGTTTCAAATTAGACAAAACGGAAAAGGATTTAATCAGAATTTAAAATTTGATGGTAAATTTAAAGGTGCTGGTGCAGCTCGTATAGGTAAAGTACCAGTAGATTTATTAGCAAAATTAATGGCAGAGTATGGTATAGGAAATAATAAAAAATTATTCTTTGTGAATAATCATAATCTATATCCTAAATCATTAGCAGAATTTGACAAAGTAAAAAATATATATAAGACAAGATTTGATGTAGTCAATAGACATACAGATACAGGTATACCAGCGTCAGCATTTATTGGTAATATGTTGAAGTCGTATAACTCTCCAGATTTAAGGAACGGTGTATCTCATACTAAATTAATGGAGTTAGATTTCTTATATGTTATATACGCTATACCTACAGCAAAAAGAAATAAAATGCTGACGGACATGGTGTTTTTGGCAGAGAAACGAGGGCAACAATTTGGTCCATTTGGCAAGTTGTACTAGTATAAATATAAGCAAATGATTTAAGATATGAGAAAGTGAATTAATTTATGGAAAGAATGAAGGACAAATGTTTAATTTTAAAGGTTTCATAACAAAGGAAAAGAATACACATTTAGAACATCTAGAAGATGACATAATCAATAGAGGTTCCAAAGGTGGAGATAATGCTATAAGGTTTCTAAAGTCAGTTAGAAACATGTTAGTAGGGTCTTCTGGAGCTAAAGTAAATATGTCTGTCAAGTGGGACGGAGCTCCTGCTATTATATGTGGTATAAATCCAGAAAACGGTAAATTCTTTGTTGGTACTAAATCAGTATTCAACGTCAAGCCAAAAATCAATTATACATCGGGAGATATTATGAGTAATCATAGTGGTCCTGTTGCAGATAAATTAAACGTCTGCTTAAGAGAATTAAAAAAATTAAGAATAAGAGGTATCTACCAAGGAGATTTACTCTTTACAAACGATACAAAACAACAAGTTATAGATGGCGAACCCATGATAACTTTCACACCAAATACAATCACATATGCAGTACAGGCAAGTAGCAGTATTGGTAGAAAAATTAGAAGAGCAAGAATGGGAATTGTATTTCATACAACTTATCATGGTAAAGATATGAAAAGTTTAAGTGCTGGTTTTGGAACAATAACAGGTAGATCAGGTTCTTCAGCAGTGTGGTTAGCAAGTGCTGGATATACCGATACATCTGGATCATCAACGTTTACTAAAGGAGAACTATCTAGATTTGATGGACTAATTAGAATGGCTGAAGGTTCTTTAGGTAAAGCTTCATCTATATTAAATGAAATGTCAAGATCAAGTGATTCGTTATCAGTAGGTTTTAGATTGAAGGCTTTCTTTAATCATTATATTAGAAACACACAAGGACATATGGGTAAGATTAAACAACTCCAAAAAATGTTCAGAGACTATTATGGAAATATTTTAAAAGAAGAAATAGCAACTAGAAAAACCGAAAAAGGTAAACAAAAATATAGAGATATATTAGATACTAATTTAAAATGGATTGATAGAAATGAATCAGCATTGTATTTTGCTATAGCTTCTCACGTAAGTTTAGGTAATGCAAAGAACTTTTTAATATCAAAGTTATCACAAATACAAAGTATAGGTCATTTTATTAGAACATCAAATGGTTTTAGAGTAACCAATCCAGAGGGTTATGTTGCAGTAGATAGATCAGCAGGTGCAGTTAAACTTGTAGATAGACTAGAATTTAGTAGAGCCAACTTCACGATTAGTAAGGATTGGGTAAAGGGATAATGAATAATATTTACAGTGCTACGTATGAATTTAATTCAGCACCAATAGAAAAAGAAAAGAAAAGAAAAAAGAAAAGTAATAAAGCATATGCTTATTTTCTTCTTAAAAAAAAGAGAATGATGAGAAAAAGAAAATGAAATCATTTATAGAGTACATAAACAAATTTTTAGAAGAAGCTAGACAACCAAAAATTATTTTAATTGGTGGTCCAGGCAGTGGTAAATCTACATATGCAAAATTTATATCAAATGAATTTAATATACCACACATATACCCAGGTGAACTATTGAGAAAAGAGAAAGAAAAAGGTGGTGAAATGGCCAAAAGATTATCTAATTTAGGTAAAGGTCACTTTGCTCCAAATGATATAGTTTTAAAACTTGTATTTGACGCCGTTGACAAAGCAGATGGTTTTGTATTTGATGGCTTTCCAAGATATATGCAACAAGTTAGAGACATGGAAAAGAAAGGTATTGATATAGATAATGTGGTATTTTTAGATGTAAGTCAGGAAGAAGTTATCAAAAGACTAACTGCTAGAGGTAGAGTTGATGATAAACCTGATGTTATTAAAGACAGAATTGCTTTATATAAAAAAGAAACAGGTCCTGTGGTTGACTACTACAGAGATAAACCTGGTTTCGTATCTATTAAAGCAGAAGGTGATACGCCAGAGAGTATAGCTAAGAAGATAATAAATAAGGTTAAAAACAAATAATGAAAAGGAGAATAAAATGGTTGATAAAAATGGAATAAAATTTCCAACACCAGAAGAAGATAATACAATTAATGGTTTAAGTACAACAGTTGATGTATTAGAGGCGGTGAAAGAAAATATTGCTAATGATAATAAAGATGTAGCGATTGATATGATTAATCAATTACTTAATGCTGGAAGTGGTGCATTTGGACCACAAGCACCTGAAGTTGATGAAACTAATACAGACATTAGACAAGAAGAAACAAATTAAGGAGATATAATGTATATAAAAGGTGGTATGAAAAAACTATCCAAAGCAATTGCAAAGTCAGCTAAAAAAAATATGGATGCTGAAATAAAAGTTGCAGAACAAGAGGAGAAAGAAATGATGGAAACAGAGAAGACGCCTGTATTTGGCGACAGTCAAATGGCTGGTATGTCAATCCAGGAAAAGCTTGGTACATGGAGCCATAATTTTTCTCAATTGGATGACAAAGAAAAGTTTTACTATATGCTAGAACAAGGACGTGGCATAGTTAAACTTGATGACGATAAAAGAATAAACGGTTATAGAATATATGGTTGTGTAAGCCAAGTATGGTTATTACCACAGCTTAAAGGTGAAAACATGGAATTTGAAGTAGACGCTGATTCTCACGAGGCAAGAGGAGCAATGTATATACTTCAATCAATTTTATCAGGACACCCACCAAAAGAAATTTTGGAAGTGGACGACAATCAAATTGCTGGAATAGGTTTCATAGATGTATTAACTCCAAAAAGACGAGACGGTCTTTTCGCAGTTGTTAATGCTATAAGAGACTATGCTAAAGACATGAACGAAATAATGGTAGAGCAAAGTCAAGCTGGAGTGGTGGATAAAAAAACAACAAAAAAATATAAGAAGTATACAAAAGCGGGAGAGTAATGAAAAACTTAAAAGAAGTACAAAGCTTTTTAAATGAAGGTGTTTATGACAGAGGCATTTTTAAAGCTTTCTTCTTAGCAGGTGGACCTGGTTCAGGTAAATCATTTGTTACACAAGCCGCTTTTGCTGGCATAGGATTAAAAATAGTAAACTCGGATACTATCTTTGAAAGAGGATTGTTGAAGGCAAATCTATCTTTGAAAATGCCAGATCAGGAAGAATACTTTAGAAATATAGTACGAGACAGAGCAAAACTTACAGCGAATACTCAATTAGATACCTATGTAAAAGGAAGATTAGGTCTTGTTATTGACGCAACTGGTCGTGATAAATCTATAATCTCTAGACAACATTCAATGTTAACAGCACTTGGTTATGATTGTTATATGATTTTTGTAAACACAAGTTTAGAGGTTGCAGTAGAAAGAAACAAGAATAGACCTAGATCAATACCTGAATACATTGTAAAGAATAGTTGGATAAAAGTACAATCTAACATTGGTTCTTTTCAAAGTATATTCAGACCACAAAACTTGTTAATTGTGGATAATAATAGGTCTGAAAAAGAATTAGTAACCAATACAATTGCAACAGCTTCAAAATATATTAGAAGATATATTAATAAAACACCAAATAACTATCTAGCCAAACAGTGGATAGCAAAAGAATTACAAGCAAAGAAAAGAGTATGAAGAATTTTAAAGAATTTACAATACAAGAAAGTATCATAGATATACCTCGTAGAACATATGCGCCAGGTGTATTTGATAAGGCCGATACTAAAGACCCTAAAATGAAACCTAGTGTCAAGAAACAAATACAAGATCAGATTAAAAAATTTGAGGAATATCCTGTGATTAAGATAGCATTAATAGGATCAATTCTAACTAAGCGATATAGAAATGACGCTGATCTAGACATCAATATATTGTTTGATGTACCAAAAAAAGACCAAGAAGAACAAAGATTAACACTATCTAAAAAGTATTTGTCAGCAAGTAATCCTGATAACATACAAGGTAAATTAATACCAGGCACAAAACACCCAATCAATTATTATTTTATTACAGATCAAACAACATATGACGATCAAAATAAAAAAGCAGACGCAGTGTTTGATATAGAAAACGATGAGTTTGTTAAAAGACCAGAAGATTTTTCTTTTGATACAAACTTATATGTAAAAGAATTTGAAAGAAAAGTACAAGAAATAGATGTAGTTAAAGGTGAATTAAAGAGAGATATAATAGATTACCATGAATTAATTGAATTAAAACCAGATGATATTTTAAATCTACAAGAAAAAATTAATGAGAAATTAGAAGAAATAGAAGATAGTATTGAACAGATTGTAAAAGTAGGTGATGGTGTTGACGCAGAAAGAAGATCAGCATTTAATAGTGACATGACACCAGATCAAATAAGAAAATATGGTATTAAAAATAGATTACCTAAAGCAGTTATCTATAAGATGTTGGAAAAATACCATTACTTAAAATTTTATAAGAAGTGTAAAGAAGTTTTAGAAGATGGTAAAGTTACCGATGATGAAATAAAATCTTTAACAAAAGAACAAATAGATGAAATGAATTTAGAATCTGTTGCTAGTGCTTGGAATGATTTAATGAGAAGAACAATCAAAGCACCAAGAATGAAAGCAGGTGTAGATTTATATCTTAAATATTTAAGACAAGGTATGAAAGACGCCAAGAACAAGGCGGCTCAACATGCTGGTATAGATTATAATGAATTTGGTAAAGCAGTTAGAGACGCTGGCTTACCAGAGTCCGTACATGAGGCAGTTAGAAGAAGAAAATCAATGGCATTTACTTTTGGTAGATTTAATCCACCAACTATTGGCCATGAAAAACTTATTAGAAAAGTTAAATCAGTAAGAGCAAACGACCATAAAATTTATTTAAGTAGAAGTGAAGACAGTAAAAAGAATCCATTATCTGCTAGTCAGAAATTATCATATATGAAAAAGATGTTTCCTGCTCATGCAAGAAATATAGAAATTAATAAAACAAATATGATATTAGATATTGCTACTAATCTACATAACAAAGGTTATACAGAAATTTTTATGGTAGTAGGTAGTGATAGAGTAAGAGAATTTGAAACTATACTAAACAAGTATAACGATGTGAGATCAAGACATGGTTATTATAACTTTGATAACATTAATGTGTTGTCAGCTGGTGAAAGGGATCCAGACGCAGACGGAGCTTCAGGTATGAGTGCAAGTAAAATGAGAGCGGCGGCTGTTAAGGGAGATTTAGAAGGATTTAAAAGAGGGTTACCTAATGGTGTGGACGCAAGCCATTTAATGAAAGATGTTAGAAAAGGTATGAGACTAGGTGCTATTCCAGAAAGTTCAGTTAATATTCATTTAGGTGGTGGCAAAAAACCAATGTTAAGCATGGAAGAATTTGGTCAACAACAGATAAGAGACCTATATTTAAGAGACATGATATTCAATATCGGAGAAAAGGTAGACTATACCAAACAAGATATACAAGGAACAGTTAAGAGAAAAGGTACAAACTATATTGTACTAGAAGATAATAAAAACAATTTACACAAAGCCTGGATATGGGATTGTATACCAATCGCCAGTGATAAAGAGGTTGCAGTTAGAGAACATAATTTAAATGTAGACTATGGTTTTGAGGCTGTATCTGAAAAGAAATATAAACAAAAATTTGAAGAATATAAGAAAGATATTGTTAAGAAATTAGAAAAAGAATCTTTTGAGATAGGTGCTGACTATGCCAACCATACAAAAGATGTAACTCCTGGTGAAACACCAGAGGCAACGCCTGTGGACGCTAAGAAAAGAGGCTATCCTACACAACCTGGCTTGGAAAATACCAAAATATCAGAGAAAGATGTAAATAAATGGGCTTGTTCAAGTGATACAATAGATAAATATAAACAGAGATTTAAGGAGGAGTGGAAAATCAAGTTGGATCAAACGATAGCGAAGATGATACAAGATTTATAAACACAATTAAAAAGAGAAATGAAAGATTTTAGTACATATAGAAAAACAATGGCTGTGGCCTACGGAGAGGTACCAAACATATTAGAGAGTACTCTAATGGGTGTCTTATCTGATAAGCAGATAGCGAATTTAAAAAACACATGGGCTATGAAGACTATGAAAGATGTAACTCCTGGAGTTAAGTCTATTCTTAAAAAAATGGATATGCCTACTAAAGTTGCCATTGCAGCTGCTAAAGTTAACATACTTAAAGACATAGTATTCAAAGAAGAATCAGACGAAGAAGTTATTAAATTTATGGAGGCTATTGATGAACAAGCAGATATAGAAGAAGGTAGAATTAAAGATATATTCACAGCAAATCAAGAAGGTGATAGTATTGAGAAGATTGCTAAGAGATTAAAACTTTCAGTTAAAACTGTTAGAGATATATTAGGAGAAGAAGTATTAGAAGATATATTATATGAAGTGGCTGATTCAATAACACCAATGATGTTAAAGGTTCTTAAAAAAGAATACGAACCATTTAGAGGTAGAAAGATTACAGCTGCTAGAGCAAAACAGTTAATGAATATATTAGATAAATTTAATGATAAAAATTTAGAAATTTTAAAAAAACATAACATACCTTTTGTTTCAAGTGGTGCTATGTCAAAACTTATGGTTAGAAAAATGAAATGGAAAACAACAAGTGTGAATCCATTTAAAGAAGAAGACGATATTAATTGGGCAGGCAAATTAGAAGAAAAGAAAAAGGTTAAAGAATTAGACCTACATTTAAAGACTTTGTCCAAAAGCGATCAAAAATTACCAGAACCAGAAGGTAAAAAAATTGCTACAGAAGAAACTCTAGTAGAATATACTGACAAACAAATCAAGATGGCATTTGGTATATTAAATGACCCTAGATACAAAGGTGGTAATTATTCAGGTGCTTATAAGGCAATTGAAAAACTTGCAAAAGGTTTAGCAAGTCATCCAAGTGTTGCTAAGGCATTGAAAAGAGCCAATGAATCAATAGAGGAAATTTGGGGTGCAAGAAAAGCTTCTGGCGGTTATCATGGAGATAAAACATTTAAAAAATTAAAAAGTGAAGTTGAACCTAAAGGAAAAGAATTAGAAGAAAAAGATGGTGCTAATACATCATCTAAAAAAGGTAGTGTATGGAAAAAAGCAATGAAGGCCGCTATGAAAAGAAACTACATGAGAAAAGCAGAACATGAACCTAAAGGAAAAGAATTAGAAGAAGGCAAATCAGATTTTAGAATTTCTTATAGTGATAAGTATGGTAAACATGCTGGCTTTGAAGATGGAGAAACTTTACAAGATATACAAAACAAGGCACAAAAATTAAGAGCTAAAGGTTTTAAAATAGATAAAATGGGTAGAAATACTTCACCTATTAAAGAAAGATTATGGCTAAAACACAAAAGAGGAGATAAAAATTAATGAGTTATTTAAAAAATAAACCAAACAGTTTAGAGGATATGGCAAAACAAATGAATATCCACACAAACGAATCTGGTTATAAAGAAATGTTCAAAAAAGAATTGGACAAAACTGGTAGAGCCGGTGTTGGTGCTATGACGCCTAAAGAAAAGACAGAGTTCTTTAGTAAGATTGACAGTAAACAAACAGTTAAAGAAAATGTTGATTGGAAAAAGGCGGCTGAAACTACAGAAAAATTAGAACAAGACGCTAAGTATTTTAAAACGGAAGACAGTAAAAAAATACCACCAATAGCAAAAGATAATAAACCTGGTGTTAAGATCGCTAAGATTAGAGCACTTAAAGATGGTGGCGATAGTAAAGAAGGTGGAACTGAAGCCGATATGATTAAACTTAAAGGTCAAGTTGAATTATTAAAACAGAAATTAGAAAATGAAAAACATAAGGCTGTTAAGCCAATGCCTAATAAAGAAACAGGAGAAGTTCCTTTATCAGTTGGTATTGCATACAAACATTTAAGAGATAAAATGAAGACTGAAGCTATGGTTAAACGTACAGTTAAAACTGATACAGAAGCCATGCCATCTAATGTGCCTTTAGATACAACAGAGAGAGATAAGAAATTAGCTAACCCAAAAGGTAAAACTATGACTGGCGAACCAAAATCTCCTGTTGAAATGAATCCAAAAATAAATCACTCATTTTAAAAAGGTTAAGTATTGCTATGGCAAAACAACTACCTAGAATATATTGTGACATGGACGGTGTCATTGCAGATTTTATGACTGCTGCTAAGAAGGCAACAGGAACTACATTTAATCAATCTGATTCAGATAAACATTGGAATATAATTAAAAAAACTCCTAAATTTTGGTCAGATATGCCTTGGATGCCTGGAGGTAGACAGTTATGGAGTTTTATATCAAGGTATAAACCACATATCTTATCTGCTTATTCACCAAATGATCCTAATTGTAAACCAGGTAAAATAAAATGGTTAAAAAAAAATGTTGGCGTATCCAACATGAACAGAATTAACTTGGTAAGACGAATACAAAAGCAGAGTTTCGCAAAGTCACAAGGCCAACCTGCTGTATTAATAGATGATTTTAAGAAAAACGTAGACCAATTCACACAAAGAGGTGGTATAGGAATCTACCATACTACAACTACAAACACAATCCGACAGTTAAAGTCATTAGGTTTCTAGTCTACTTTTCTTATAAATAGTATAAGTTATAACAATAAAGTAAATTTAAATTTAAAGGAGAGAATTATGTCTTTATGGGGAAACGATATTAAGCCCAAAAATTTGACCGAGGCTGAGAAGAAGGAAGTATACGCTACTGCTTCAGGCTGGGTTAGAGAAGCGGGTTCTGTATGGTCAGGAAATGACAATACAAATGCAACACCAGAAGTTTTAGTTTCAGTGGGACAATTAGCTACGGCTATGGGGTCTGCTGACATAACTGAAATAGAATGGATTACAACAACTGCTGATAAATCAGCAGGTTACTCTATGTCTGTCAGAGTTAGATTTAACGAAGACGTGACAGTAACAGGTGCTCCATATGTTGCAGTACAAAATGGAAACCAAGGTACTGGCTCAGGCCGTGGACCTCACAACCTAGCTTATGCTAGTGGTACAGATACAAACGAACTAGTTTTTGCATTGGTAATACCTGCTGGCAACGCTGCCACAGCTGCTAACGATGTATTAACAGTAGGCGCAAACGCAATGAACTTAAACGGCGGTACAGTTAAGGATAGAAATACATCCACTAACTCTACTATTACTAGCTCTGCTGGTATAGGTACAGCTGCTGGATCATTAACGGTTGTTGCTTAATAAATAAACAGATTTGACTACAATTGGTATACGTATACCAATGGTCTCTAACTAGAAGGAGCTCTTCTACGTTTAACAATTTAATTGTAAAGTGTAGAACTTTATATTATAAGCTTATAAAAAAACAATTAAAAGGAGAAAAACAATGGCTAATATAACTAGCATAAAATTTGGAACAGATAGAACAGTTACACTTAGCGGTGGAACAGTTAATGCTTACGTATTATTTGACGAAGACGTTACAGTAACAGGATCACCAATATTAAATTTAATTAACGATAATGCTGGTGGTGACTGGGGTGATGGTGTTGGAAGAACAGCTCAAATGGTGTGGAAGGATAGCACTGGTGATGAACTTCAGTTTTCAACAATTTACGGTGCAGACACAGATACTATGGATACCGATCAAACACCAGGCGATAAATTGACTATAGGGGCTAACGCAATAGACCTAAATGGTGGAACTATCAACGATGGTGCCGGTGAAGCTGTTGATATAACTAACACACCTCAATCAGGTGAAGAAGCTGTATTTACAGAATAAGACGTTTAATACATAGTCTAAAAGAATTATAGGTGTCCGAAAGGACACCTATATAATATAATAATTGATGTAGGCAATTACCTACAGTAGCATTCCCGAAAAGGGTTTTAAAAGGAGAAAAAATGGCAGACAAAAAAGTAACACAGCTTACCGATTTAGGTAACGCTCTAGATACAGCAGATTTATTTCACGTAATTGATGACCCAAGTGGTACACCTATTAACAAAAAAATATCAGCTGAAGATGTATTCAACAATATTCCAAGTTGGATAGCTCTTAAACAAACAGCACAAACAATAACAGCAAGTGGCTCGTCTCAAGCGGCGAACTTAACAACAGCTGTGACATTGGTTGACGCTACTTCAAACACAGCACCAACCTCATTAGCGGCTGCTTCTACAGATGGACAAGTTAAAACAATTTTAAATTCGTCTACAGGTGGAACAAATGCAGTGGCAATAACACCAGCAAACTTTAAACAAGGTACAACGGTTACATTAAATGCTCCAGGTGAGTCAGTAACTATGATGTACAAGTCTAGTTTTTGGTATGTAATTGGCGGTAGTGGTCACGTAGTAGCTTAATATATAATTAATAGGAGATATATTATGGTAATTGATGAAAAAGTATTAACAGAGGAAAAGGAATTATTAATTAAAGAATTTAATGATCTTTCCGCTAAAATTAAACAAGTTGAGTTGAATGTTGGCCAAATGAAAGCAAATTTAAATGCAATCAATGGTGCTATACAACAAACAGAAAAACTATTGAAAAAAGCAAACCCACAAGAAAGTGGATATGAAAGTTTGAATAAGGTAAAAACAAATGAAGAAATTTAAATCATTTATAAAAGAAGAAGATTTAAAAGATTTTGAGGAAGATGTATTAGCAGATAAAAAACCTGTTGAAACATCAACTAAAGAAACAGATAAAAAGGAAGAAACAAAAGATGAAAACATTTAAGAAGTACTTAAACGAGAAGTTGGCACCTGGTGTTGGAACTCCTGAAGTTAATGCCGTAGAAGACGGCGCTATCGGTGTTCACAACATACATGATCCTGATGTATTAAAAAGAGTTAATGCATTTGTAGGAGCAATTGGTGAGAGAGAATATTTAAAACCTGCTTTTGCAGTTGATGAGTTAAGAACAAAGTTATCCCAAATAGGTCTAGAAGTTAGTCCTGTTAATATGGAAGGTGATAACGGAACAGTTACAGCAGAAGTAAGACAACATGGTGGAAGATTTGGTAAAGATGTAGATGGTTCTGATATAAATGATGATGGTATATCTCATAAAAAAGAGGGCGGCCTTAAAATGGAAGTCAAGTACGAAACATTAAAAACAGGAACATCAAAAGTCTACGCTAAGTTAGTGTAGATAATGTTCAAAGAAATAACCAAAGATAACTGGTTGCTTTTTGCACAACATAATTATGATAATCCTACTCTAGAAGACGAGAAGGAATTCTATGAAGATATTAAAAGAATACGGTATCTAAAAAGGTTATTTCGTAAGTTTAGTGTAACAGGTAATCTAAAAGTAAGACTAGTGGTTAACCACTTAATAGTTTTACAAAATGTATTTGGTGTTGAAGCTGCTTGTGTACTACTCTTATTTAAAATAGATAAGAAATATTGGAGTATATTAAAAACATTTTTAGAATATCTGAAGTACTTATATCCACATGAATTAAATGAAATTAAAACAGATACTAATATAGAAAAATTGTTAAGGGAACTATAATGAATAGAGGTGTAGATTTATTAATAACGTATAGAATTGTCAAGATGTTAGTAACACCATTTAAAAAGCATGACGCTTTTAAAAATGGTATAATAGATGACGAGGGTAAAGTATTAAGAAAATATAGAACTATAGCCAGCCCAATAGAAAAGAGATCATATACACTACTTCATAGATTTGTATTCAACCTAAAAAGAATACTAGCAAAGGTCGGAATTAGAGGAGCATTAGGTTCTTTTGCAGTGGCAGCCGCTCTTTTATTTAAAGAAAATAAACAATATCTAAAACATCAATTGGTAATAGAATCCGCTGTTATCACATACCTAAAACAAACAAATCAATACGATTCTATGCTCTCGGAAAACATAAATATACCTAACATACAAGATACACCAGCTATTAATTGTTTTGGTGTAGATGTATTTGAACGAAATGGAGAATTAATATCGGAATACGATTATGACTAAACACTATAAAAAAATGATGGATGAAATCATCAATAAGATGGCCGAAGACGCTCCAGCAAATGCTACTGGCACTGCTGTTGCAGGAACAGGTGATGACAATACTGTTCATACAAAGAAATCAGAATTAGAAAAAATGGGTAGACGAGACCCTTTGGTGTTAGCTAAACCAGAAACGTTTAAGAAAAAAATTAAAGAGAGTGCCGACAATAATAGTATGATGTTAAAGGGTGTGTTAGATAAAATTGATAGTATAGAAGTTAAGATAGATGAATTAACAATACCTAAAACAGAAATTAAAGAACAAACAAAAAAATATAAAACATTTAGGGACAAATACAATGCTTAAAAGTTATCAAGAATTTCATGGAATAAAAGAAGATAGTAATAAAACTTACCAAGTAAAAGATAAAGCTGGTAAAGTAGTATTCACAGGTAAGTATAATCAAGTTTTATCTTATCGTAAAAAAAATGGTGGGGAAATAGTTACAGAATTTGCTGCTGCTACACAAGCTGGTCAAAGAGGTCCAGGTTTAGGAAACTTTAAACCAATGGTCAGTATGAAAAAAGAAGAAGGCACAGCACTACACAAGTACCTAGTATCAAAAGGCGTACTTAAAAAATAATAAGGAGAAATAAATGTTAGAGTTATTTATTCAACTAGCGACAAAATTCTGGCAGTTTACAGTACTAGGAGTATTAATACTTGTAGGATTTCTGATAAACATATCAGACAGAGTTAATTTAAAAGGCAGAGATAGAAGATTTTCTTATGAAGAAATGCCACACATGCAACCAATCACAATACCAACTAAAGATAAAGGTTTTTTTGGTGCAGTACTTTTGTGGATATTAACAGTAAGAACATGGAAAGTATCACGAGATTTCAAATACAAATTAGACGGACAAGATTACATTATACCAGAAGGTTTTGTTTTTGATGGTGCAAGTGTACCAAAATTTCTTGCTTCGTTTTTATCTCCAGTAGGTGTATTACTTATTGGTGGTCTAGTACATGATTATGCTTATAAGTTTTCAGCTTTAAGAAAAGTTGGTGCTAAAAAAGGTGAAATACTATTATTAGACAAATCAGAGGCAGACAGAATTTTCAGAGACATAAACATTGAGGTTAATGGTTTCCATCTATTAAACTATTTAACGTACTGGACATTAAGGGCGTTTGGTTTTTTAGCTTGGAGAAAACACCGAAAGGTGAACGCTAAAATGAAAGCATTGTAATTTCATTTAATACTATAAAAAAAAGGAGAAAACATATGTTAAGTTTTATCACAGGAAGAGTTAAAGAATTAACATCTTTACACGGTGGAGTATTAATCGGTTTAGGTGTTGTGGTTTTATTTTTTAGTCCACTTGCTAAGATAGCTGCTTGGGCAGCAATAGCTTATGGAGCTTGGGCGATTTTGAAGAAAGATTAATAAATCATGGGTTTTAGATTATTTTTTATAGGCATTATACTAAGCGCCCTTTTGGGCGCTGGTGCCTACGTAATGAAGTTGCAAAAAGACAACGTTATATTAAAAGAGAACGCAGTAAAATTAGAGTCAGCAATTGCTGACCAACAAAGTTTAATTGAGAATCAAAAGAAAGATTTTCAAGAAATATTACAAGCCAACCAAAAGATGAATGAGTTGGTTACTAATTTAAAAAAAGACCTAGACGAGTTAGACAAAAGATTTAACAAAAAGAATAGAGACATAGGTAAATTGGCCATTGATAAGACGAAGGTCATTGAACGAATTATAAACAAGGCAGGTGCCAAAGCTACACGATGTATTGAGATCGCAAGTGGGTCACCTCTAACAGAGGAAGAAAAGAATGCCACAAAGAAGTCAGAGATTAATTCTGAATGTCCTAGTATCGCTAATCCTAATTACATTCCTTACTAATTGTTCTTCTATAAAGAAGTTACAAATATTTAAGGAAGAAGTACCTAGACAAGAATTAAACCTAGCCAAACCAACACCTCTACAGTTAGAACAAATCCATTGGATCATAATCACGTCTTCAAATGCTGAGGAAGTATTTAAAAAGATGGAAGAACAAGGGTTGGATCCAGTACTTTTTGGCCTTAATGATAAAGATTACCAATTAATCGCAAAAAATTTCGCACAGATAAGAAACCAACTAAAAATCACAAATGATTTGTTGGATAAATACAAAGAGTATTACGAAGGTAATCCAGATAAGGAAGAGGAGAAAAAATAATGGCATGGGTAGATGTACCAAATTCAAATAGTATTTGGCAATATGAGAATACTGCTACGGCAGCTAATACATATTCAGATTCAGGTGCTGGAGCTAATTCTGTTTTCTCTGGTGGAATAAGAACTTATACTAAACCAGGTGGTGGTACAGTAAAAGTTTATGCTAGAACTAGAAAAAAAGGAACGATAGTTGAGCGTGGAGAACTTTCTAAAACTTATTATGACGCACAATAAAGGATAGTATATGAGAAAAGATGAGATAAGAGTATCAAGTGAATCGGCAGTAAGCATGCCAATGAAAAATCTAATTGCCATAATCGGAGCCGTGGCCGTTGGAGTGTGGTCCTATTTTGGTGTAGTTGAGCGGTTAAATAAATTGGAAACCAATACAACTTTATTAGAAAAAGATTTAACACAATCAGAAGAAGCTTTAGGTGCTGATATAGAAAAGAATAACGAATTTAGGATCAAGTGGCCAAGGGGAGATTTAGGTTCTCCGCCGGCGGATTCCGAGCAATTTATGTTGATTGAATTTTTGAGCGGACAAGTAGAGTCTATACAGAAAGATTTACAAAAAATGATGAACAATGCAGTTAACATTGAGAGGTTGCAGAAGGATATGGAGAAGGTTCTAGCAGACGTAGAGAAATTAAAGGACAAAATAAGAAGTGTCAAAAATGGACACAACACAGGAGAATAAGATATGGACGCAACAACTTTAGTAACTATCATCACAATGTTTATTGTGACTAATACTTCAAGCGAATTTGTTAAGTATGATGGATTAATGGACTGTTTGAAAGACAAAAGAAAAATAGAAAAAATAAAAGATGGTCGTAGAGTTATTTGTGGTCCGTCTATGGCAGAGATAGATAAAGATGGCAATATTGTTAGTATTAAAAACAAAATGCCAGACCAATCAGGTAGTTTGAAATTGGGTGGTACTGCTAAGTCATTAACAGAAAAGAAAAAGAAAAAGAAGACAGAAGTATTAACTCAATAGGATGAATTATATGAAAAAATTATTATTATTATTAATTGCAACTTTATTTTTAGTAGGTTGTAATACAACAAAGAATTTTAAGAACGAAACAGAAACAGGTTTACTTAAACAAGTACAAGCAAGAGGTTATTTAATATGTGGAGTTAATGCAGGCTTACCTGGTTTCTCTGCTCAAGATGACGCAGGAAATTGGAGTGGTTTAGATGTAGATTTCTGTAAGGCAGTTGCAGCTGGTATATTTGGTGACGCAAGTAAAGTAGAATTTGTAGGTTTAAATGCAGCTCAAAGATTTCCAACATTAGCTTCTGGTAATATTGATTTACTTGCAAGAAATACCACTTGGACAATTAGTCGTGATGTTAACTTGATGTTTGAATTTGCAGGTGTTAATTATTATGACGGTCAAGGATTTTTAATACCAACTGATTTAGATATTAAGAGTGCAACAGAATTAGATGGTGCGTTTGTATGTATTACAGCAGAAACAACAAGTGAATTAAATTTAAATGATTACTTTGCTGAAAATAATATGGCATATAAACCAATATATGTTGAAAATAACAAAGACGCAAAAGCAAAATTATTTGGTGGTGATTGTGATGTATTCACAACAGACGCCTCTGGTTTAGCAAGTGCTAGAGCAGGTGCAGACGACCCTAGTAAATGGATGGTGTTACCTGAAATTATATCAAAAGAACCATTAGGTCCACTTGTAAGACAAGGTGACCAAGAGTGGGAAGATGTAGTTAGATGGACACACTTCATTATGGTTAATGCTGAAGAAGCAGGTATCACAATGTATAATGTGGATATGATGTTAACTGCTAAGTCAAAAGAAATTAAAAGAATATTAGGTGTTGAAGGTTATATCGGTCCAATGTTAGGACTTGGTATGAAATTTGGTTATAATATTATAAAACAAGTTGGTAATTACGGAGAATCATTTGATAGAAATGTAGGACCTAATACACCACTTAAATTAGAACGAGGATTAAATAATCTTTGGAAAAACGGTGGCGTTATGTATGTACCGCCAATAAGATAGGGAGAAAAACATGAAATTATTTCATAACGTTTGGGAGAAATGGGCAACAGCAATAGTAGTTGTTTTTTTATTATCAATTGGTTTCAGTACTGCTAAAGCAGATTGTACCGGTTGTGGAGATGATGGACACCAAGTTTGTCCAGTAGAAGGAGACGCACAAAAACCAGAAGTAGTATTTGCTGTTTGTGTATTTGCAGATGGCTCATTGATAGACCATAAAGGTGCTAACTCAATGTCCGATTGCTTAAAGACTAAAAGAGAAGTAGAGAAAAAGTGGAGAAACAAATCAGAAGAAACAGATAGTGTAGAAATAAATGGTATTACTTACAAGATAGATGGTGAATCATTAGCATTTATGTGTGATTTAGTTGACGCAAGAGTACATCATTATAATGATGGTACTTGGGAAATAGTAGAGATATTAGGAAAACATAAAAAAGAGGAATAAAAAATAAAAGGAAAATATGAATAATGTTATACATTTTAGGTTACATTATTTTTATCATATATTTGATTTATAAAATTAATAAGTTTGCTGATGAGGTCAACCCTTATAATTGGGACCAAAGGCATAAATAAAATTGAAAGGTATATTATGGCTAAATTAGGTGATAAAACTGATTACAATTACAGAGTTAAAAGAGTAACAAAAATCGTAGACGGTGATACAATAGATGTAATACTGGATATGGGTTTTAATATTCTATTTGCACAAAGAGTTAGATTGTTTGGTATAGATACACCAGAATCTAGAACAAGAGATTTAGTTGAGAAGAAATACGGACTAAAATCTAAAAAATTCTTACAAGAACAAATCAAAAAAGCAACAAAGATTTCAATCAAAACATACAGAGATTCCGAAACAGGTAAGTTTGGAAGAATACTTGGTGATGTATGGCTTGATGGTAAATCTGTTAATAAATTAATGTGTAAAGTAGGACATGCTGTAACATATTATGGTCAAAATAAAAAATTAGTTGAGAAGGCACATATAAATAATAGAAAAAGAGTGAGGTAAATTATGGCACATATAACAGACGAACAACAAAGAAGTTTAGACGCAAGTTTTGAAGATGAGATAACTTCTCAAAGAACTGTCACAATTCCATTAAAAGAATATGATAAGTTAAGAGAAAAAAACCATTATATCACAGACAAATCTTTAATTGCTATCATAGATAAAATTGAAGAACTAGTTAGAGCAATGATAAAAATGAGAATACAAGATAAAGGTTTAAATGCTGTTGTAGATAAGACCGAAGAACTAGTAAGGGCATTAAGAAAGCATATTGTCAGAGAAGATATATAAATAGATGTATAATAATATGAGGATAAAAAACTATGGAGAACGCCAGGATGAATTACTATTTTACAGGAATATTAATTATTCTAATGATTCTACTTGCCCTTTTGGGAGGACCTCCAAGTTAATTAAATAATTATGGATTCAGAAGCAATAATATTGCTAACAAAGTTATGGCCAATATTCTTGGCGTTTATACTTTTAATAGTTACATTAGCACAAGCACATTATAGAATTAAGGTACTGGAAGAGAAGATAAAAGTAGCCTTTGAACTGATTAATAAGTTGACAAGTAAATAACCATCATTTCCTATACGATTCCCACAAAGAAATTTGATAATTTAACACACTGTTATTATAAATATTGGTGTAAAATAGAGGGAATATGAAAAAATTATCAATCATTTTAATAACATTATTGTTCTGTTCTAGTACCTATGCAAGTGAATTAGGTTTTAAATTTCACAGTCCATCATTTAGTGGAGTGGGAAAATCATCACACTATCTAACGATAGAGAACATAGAGAAGACTAGAAAAGACGCAATCAAAGCAGCTAACAAAGCGGCAGCTGATAAACTAATAGCTGACGCAAAGGCAACTGCTGTTGCAAAATTCAAAGCAAATGTTGAAGCAAGATTTTATACAGCATTAGCAAAACAACTTACAGATAACGTTTTTGGTACAGATGGTCTACAACAAGACTCTGGTACATTTACATCACCAGTTGGTGGTGAAGTGGTAACTTGGGCAACAACAACTACAGGAACAAATGATACTGTAAGCGTAACTGTAACTGAATCAGATGGCACTGTAACAACATTTACTATGCCGAAGGAAGACAATTCGTAATGATAAGAATATTATCAGTAATATTACTAACATTTTTGTTAGTTGGTTGTGCTGGTTCAAACAAAGTAAATTTTGATATAAGAACACAAAAGGTTGCTTATAAAGATTTAACAGAAATTAAGGCACCTAGTGGTGACCCTATTATAATTGCTGTCTATGACTTTGTTGATATGACTGGTCAAAAGAAACCAGGTGGTAACTTTGCCTCAATGAGTACAGCGGTTACTCAAGGATCATATCAGTTATTAATTAAAGCTTTACAAGACGCAGGTGATGGCAAATGGTTTAGAGTTGTAGAGAGAACAAGTTTACCAAGTCTATTACAAGAAAGAAAACTAATTAGGTCTACAAGACAACAAATTAATGGAGAAGGTGCAGAACCATTACCACCATTGTTATTCGCAGGTGCATATATCACAGGTGGTATAGTAGGTTATGATAGTGATATTAAATCTGGTGGATTAGGTGCAAGAGTATTAGGTATTCAAGCTAATAAACAATACAGACAAGATATTGTTACAGTTATATTAAGATTGGTTAATGTACAAACAGGTGAGGTAGTTATAGTAACTACTATTGAAAAGACTATAGTTTCTACAGCTTTTGGATCAGATGTATTTAAATATTTTGATACAGATACAATGTTAGTAGAGATTGAAGCTGGTTATGCTAGAAACGAACCAGTGACCTTTGCAATAAGAAAAGCAATTGAAAAAGGTGTAGTAGATTTAATACACAAAGGTATTATAAAAGATTTATGGGCATATAAAATAGAAGAAGTAACAATACCAGAGATTAAAGATTATATAGATCATACAAATGATGTTGAAATAGGTGTACATGTGGATATAGGTGAGAAGAAAAAAGAGAAAACCTATGAAGATTATCTTAAACAAAAAGAAGAATTAAAAAAATTAGAACAAGAGGAGAATACAGATGAGAAAAATAATGATGTCAATAGTGATTCTTCTAGCGACACTAACTAACAGTTTCGCAGGCAATTCCGTTTGGATTCAACAAGACAACCAAGATAGCGACGGATCAATTTTTATCAAACAAGATGGTACTGGTAATACAGTAGGGTATTCTACATCTTATCCATTTAAAGTAGATGGAGAGAACATCACAATCATTATTAAACAAATAGGTAATAATAACGTAACAGATTATTCAAATCACGTGAGTTTTAAAGGTGAGAATATGACTTTAGATTATACAGCAACTGGTGATGGTAATAAATTAAGAATAGATAGTGATGATACGGATGCTACTGGACATTATTTAGACCACGATATTACAGGTAACTTAAACGTAGTAGATTATGATACTTGGGCAAATGATACAGCAAATTTCAATGTTGATTTAGATATTACAGGTGACTCAAATACTTTTTGGGTAAGAAATAAAGGTGATAATCACTTCTTATATGTTCTTATGTCAGGTGATTCAAATGATGTACAATTTTATGGTACAACTGATTCAGTAGGATTTAATACAAACTCTAACAAGGCTATTGGTCCACAAACAACATCACATGGACAATTTGCAGATAGTTCAGGTAGTGAAGGCGCTACAGCAGACATTTATATTATTGGGAATTCCAATAGATTACATACTTCATCATACGGTACAGGTAACTATCAACTCCACGATATTATAGGTAGTTCAAATATTTTAGATATTCACTCTAGTTATACTAGTGCCGATACTGATCCATATGGAGATACAATGTTGATATTAGGTGACGGTAACTATTTAAGAACATACATATCTGGAGATAGTAATACAATAAGATTACATATGGCAGGTGGAAATAATACTGCCAAGATTTATCTTTATACAGATGGTTCGGTAATAAATTTTGACCAAACAGGTGGTGGTAACACAGGTCAAGTTACCATATCAGGTGATTCAATTTACGATTACACATTAAACTTTGCACAAAACGGTTCAGATTCTTGTACCTATTCATTTAATAGAAACACACAATCAGCTGATGTTACGGCTACGGTTTCCAATGGATGTTAAAAATGAAAAGAATTTTATTTTTTATTACCTTTCTGGTACTTTTCTGTACTAGTATTTCATCATCACAAATAACAAGTCCTAAAGTTGGCGAAGTCATAGGCCAAATGGGTACTACTTGGAACGAAAGAGAAGGAGAAACTCAAAATACAGCAATGGGTTATGAGTTGCAGATGAACGATTTCCTCCAAACTGGTGAAGATGGTGGTATGATTATTCATTACCTTGATAATACTAAATTTACAATGGGACCAAATACAGAATTAATAATTGATGAGTTTGCTTTTGATACATCGGTTGTACCAATTGAATTGGCAATGAACATATCAGTTAACGTTGGTACATTTACATATGAATCAGGACAGGTATCTAATTTAGGTGGTGAAGTTAACATCAATGCTGGATTTGCCTCAATTACAGTACAAGGTACTGCCTTTTCAGGAACAGTTGACACTAGTGGTGAGGTTACAATTACCTTACTACCAGATAGTGATGGTGCAGTAGGGTCGGTAACGGTCTCCAATGACGCAGGTTCTCAAACAATAACTAACGCTTACAATTCAGTGACAGTTGTATCAAACGACTTAACACCAACTCCTCCAAAGATAGAGACTAATAAGTCAGACATTATTGAGTTAGATGAATTTGAAGATGAAATTAAAGAAGATACAGCAAAACATTTTGGTGATATAGATTCAAAATCTGAAATGTCTAAAGACGAACAAGAAGCACAAGAAATGGAAGAGGCTTTAATTAATGAAGAAGCAAGTATAGTAGAAGATAGTAATACAATTGTTGGTACAGATTTATCTTCTAGTGAAGCAGATACAATGATTGAAACAAAATCAGCAGAAGAAAATACTTTAGTTGAAGTAGAAGAAGTTGATACATCTTATTATGATTCTTGGGAAGATGATTTAAAAGATTGGGGTTATATAGATGAAGACAACCAGATTTCAGTTTGGGATGCCGAAGGTGAGCAAACTATGGATTGGGATGACGCAAAGAAAATGTATGCAGAAATGGATCAAGCATACTTTGACGCTATTGGTTGTTCAGATTGTACCTGGGATACTATTGATTGGGATACTATTGATTGGGACGCTGTAGATTGGGACGAATATTCGGACAAGTATAATGATCTATTAGAAGACTATGGTTTAACTTCTTGGAATGTTGATGTAGATGAACAAGATGTTGTTGAAGATACAAAAGATGAAACAGAAGCAACTACAGTTGAAGGATATACTTGGGAAGATTTTGCTTTAGATGATGACTACTATAACAATGCAGAATACAAAAACCAAGGTGGACCTCCAACATTAACTGTACAAAACTATTGTGAGTACAATGGTTACGAAGACTATTGGTGTAACCAAGATTATGTTGATTATCTAAATGACTGGTACAAAGATGATTGGACTTTAAAAGTAACTAACGATAGTTGGACTAAAGAATCAAAAGAGATATGGGGTAAATTATATGGTTGGTGTGGATCGTGGCCAAACTATAAGATGTGTGATAACCAACCTAAACCTTGGAAGATGAAAGACTTAAAGAAGACTTACATAACTGATTGGGAGTGGGCAGATTGGGACATATATTGGGACGCCGTGTATGATTGGTGGTATACAGGTTACGATTACAATAATGAAGATGATGAGTCTAATTGGGAAGATGAGTATGATTTTGAAGATAACTATGACATAGACGCAGAATTAGAATTGTTATTAGCAAGTTATGATAAAGAAGATTGTTTAAATTATGGATACTATTGGGACAATGCCAATTCAAGTTGTGGTACGGAGTGGGTTGATAATAGTG